CGGCTTTAAAGATTTGCTGACACTACCCTGGGAGCTAGTCCCATTTAGCTTCGTCATTGACTGGTTCGTGAACGTTGGTGATCGTTTGCGAGCAGCTGTTCCTTCCTCCGGGTTCATTGAACTCGGAAGTTGTATCACCACTACTCGGGTCGATTCTGTACGTGGTACAGCGCAGACTGCAACGCCAACGCCCGGTTACACCATAATCTCCTATCCGTCGGGGTCTTTTGATGCCTCGTACGAATTGAAGACAAGGTATGCCGGACTACCAGCGCCAAGGCTCGTGTTAAAGGGGGACTTCAGGTTCAAAAATATTATTCGAACCCTCGATGCCCTATCCTTATGCACAATAGCACTGAGTGCAGCCTTCGGAGGAAAACTTCTCCGAAGATAATCCCTCAACCTCATGGAGGCATTTCCATGCCTTTAGTTTTTAACGCCAAAACCTATACGGCTGATTCCTACGCTAGCGATAGCGTCGGTTATATCGGTGCTGCAAAGACCCTGTCAGTTGATGACGATTTGTTCCTTAACAGGACCGATCCGAAACCGACTTCCGTCTTTTCAGGCGTAGCACGTGCGAGCAGTAAAATGACTCGTACGTTGACCCTCACCGGAGCTCTTACTCCAACAGGCACCGCGATCTTGGAAATCAAGGTCTCGGTTCCTGTCGGAGCCGCTTCGGCTGATATTGATGCGCTTTTAAACGATATGGGAGCCCATCTTTCTCACGCAGACTTCAAAACGTTCGTAAAGACTCAGAAGATTTCTTTCTAAGTCTCTCGACCGCCTCAGCTTTGCTGAGGGTTGTCTGTATCAAACTCAGTGTAGCCTTTGGCTCACTGCTCTTACGAGGTTCTTATGAACAGAATGAAGGTGAAGAAAGCGCTTCTCTTAAAGGAAGCGAAAAAGCTTGATGCGTCTTTAAAGACGTCTCGCTGGTCTCTTTACCAGGACCTGTTAAAGGTCTCGGTTGATTATCTTCGAGCGGTCAGAGAAGAGGACTCCCACATTAATATCTGGCTTGAATCTTTGCCAGATGAGTGGGACAAAGAGTCTTTCTATCTGTCCGTAATTGGTTTGGAGTTACAGAAGTATAGCTCCCGCCGTGTTCAATTCGGCGTTAACCAGTTAATTGCCCTGGTCAAGAAGCATCCTCATTGGATTGAAGTCTTAAATAGACCTCTTGAAGATGAAGCCTTGGCTAACTTCCATTCTGTCGAGAGCCGGTTATCGGCTCTAAACGACAGCCTACGTCACCACAAAGTTAGCTCGTTTTTACTGAGCGAACTAAGAGATGACGTTCGAAAACTCCTCGGTCGTTGCGACCGTCGAGAAAACTTGGAAGGGTGCGATTTTGGAGCTGGCGCGTCAATTGGAGTGCATGGTAATACCACGAACCTTCGAGCTAAGCTCGACGGAACGTGGACATGCACGCCAGAGTCCTACTATCACGCAAGAGATGCGTTGTCGCAGCACTCTCCAATTTGGACTAAAGTCCTAGGAGGGTTCACCTGTGATTACGTCGGCTCGCAGAAGGCTTTTGCTAAAGCTTTCCGCACGCGTGTACGTTGGGTCAACCATAATAAAATATCCTTTGTCCCAAAGACAGCAACGAGTTTAAGACTCATTGCTGTCGAGCCGGTTCTTAATGGTTATCTCCAGAAAGGTGTCGATGTTGTACTGCGGCGAAAATTGCAGCAGTGGGGCATCGATCTCTCGATGGGGCAAACTATAAATAGTGATTTGGCTCGTCTCGGCTCTTTTGATGAGTCGGACGGTTATGTCACCATTGACCTTAAGAACGCAAGTGATTCCATCTCTGTTGAGCTAGTTCGGGGAATACTTCCCCCTGACTGGTTTGCTCTGTTGGATGATATGCGCCCAAAGTACGGGATGCTCCCGGACGGTGCTATGCACCGTTTCGAGAAATTCTGTTCGATGGGAAACGGCTTTTGCTTCCCGCTACAAACGCTCATCTTTGCTGCCTTCTGCAGAATGCAGGGGCCGTGAAGGGGGAGTTTGCTGTCTACGGAGACGACATCATCGTCAGGAAATCATCCCTGA